TAGAGCAGGGGATTGAAAATCCCCGTGTCGGGGGTTCAATTCCCTCCCCGGCCACCATTTTCAGGCGTCTAGCCTTGTGGTGGCAGAAGCGGCAGCAGGCATTGCGCATACGCCGCGAACTGGCTTGGCGCTAGGTGGGCGTATCGCCGCACCATCGCTTCGGAGTTCCAGCCTCCTAAATCTTGCAACGCATACAACGGCGTGCCCATCTGGGCATGCCAGCTTGCCCACGTGTGTCGCAAGTCGTGCCAGCGAAAATTCTCAATCCCCGCACGTCGCTGCGCTTTCTTCCATGCCGCTGTGTTGAGGCGGCCAATGCGTTTTCCCCTGTAAACGAAGACGAATTGCGAGTGTCTGCCTCGCCATCGCTCAAGCACGACCGCAGCGGCGTCATTGAGCGGAACAGTGATGGGCTTGCGTGACTTGGATTGATCGGGGTGAATCCAAAGCCGTCGTGTCGGCAGATCAATTTGCGACCATTCGAGACCGACGACGTTACCGTGGCGAAGACCAGTGGATAGCGCGAGCAATGCAGCGTCACGTTGATGCTCTGGCAGTTCTGAGAGCAGGCGTTGCGCTTGTGGTGCGGTGAGCCATCGAATGCGTCGGTGCAGCTCTCGCTGTAGCTGCACCTTGGGTATTCGATCGACCCACTGCCAGACAAGCTGTGCGCGACGTAGGACGGCACGCACGACGGCGAGATACCGATTAACTGTTGCGGTAGCACTCTCAAGTCGCTTCGCGCTTGCGATTTGCGCAATGTGATCACCAGTAATTTCTGACAACAGTTTTCCCGACAAATATCGAGAGACCCAGGACAGCTTTTGTACGTCGCGTGCGTGGTCTGCCTTGTCGCGAGTTTCATCCAACCAACGTGATGCAGCCTCATCCCATGTATGCATTACTGCTCCTTGCGGTGATGCCCCCCGGTCGAAAAACAATACCGATTCAGCCCGAAAGAGCGCAACTATTAGTTGCGCTATCGGGCTTTCAAAAATTGGCCGAGCGGGTAAAGGTTGCGCAGGCGAGGTGCTGGCCAGCTGTAGGCCGACCATACCGATTCAGATCCACCAAGTACGGAAAGAAAAAGGCCCCCAACCTGGGGGCCTTCTCTTTGCTTGTATCCTTGCGCGACCTGGGGAGGGATCGACATGGTGCTCAAGGTAGTTATTGGTCTGCTGTTACTCACGTCTTGCTGTACGTCGGCGTATCTGTTGGGCTTACATCAAGCCGATGCAGAGCGCGACAGGCTGGTAATTGAGGCGCACGACGCGCGGCAGGCTCGCGAGACGTCCGAGAAATTCCTCAATGCATGCCTGGGAACATCAGCCAAATCAATAATCTCAATCCCGGGAGAAGTAGCGCCGGGCAAGTGGATTGAGGAAAAACGCTAGCCGCTTTGCGCCGACCGATACCGGTGGCTTAGTTGGCGCGCCTCTAAAAACGGGTTTGCGGGAGAGGGGTGGTCCCGGTCGGTCGACCTCTGCCAGGAGTCCTAACCTAGGCTTCGTTCGGACCAGGCGCAGGCGCGGGTGAGGCGTTTGCCTGGAATACCCTGGCCGCCAGTCTCACCAGCCACCAACCGACGAAGCCGCCGGCGATAAAGGCCCCGAGCATTAGCTGCCGGGGATCAGTGGTGAAAATCAGGTAGCTGACGAGCTTGGGCAGCGTCACGGCTGCGTCCCCTTGCCGACTGCGATATCGCCATAGCTGGCGATCTGGGGTGCCTGTAGCGTCGCTGCTGCGAGCCTGACAGGGGCATCGTCGATGCCATCCTTCGCCGTGGCTGGTACTCGATCGCTAGGGCCCCGCGGCGAAGTCGCTGGCTTCTTGTACGGGTTGTAGATCGGGCCATCACGAGCGATACGCATGCATTCGCCCTGGCTGATCGAATAGGCAGTGTTCTGCTCGGTGACACAGCGGCAGCTTTCCTCTTGGAGGTTGCCGTCTGCATCGAGGCCAGCGCCGACGGACATGCATAGCAGCTCGGGATCGGCGGTGATCTGGCGATGATCAAAGACAGGGGCCGTCCAGGGCATCGTGGGGAACCTCGGCAGGTGAGCGACAGCGTAGTCGGCCGCGTTGGCGTACACAGGCTCCTTGGCCTTGCTGTTTGCCGGTCGCGGCACCGTCGCTGTCGCTCCGTTACCGCTCCCGGCCACAGCGATGCCGGCGGGCTTGGGTGCACCGAAACGCTCATGAATCCTGCCGCTGACCATGAAGAACCCAGCGACGACCGCAACCAGTAACGCTATGGCGGCCGGGTAGTACCAGGGAATCTTGCGCTCGGTGGTGTCGAGCACCGTGGATTCGTACAGACCCATAGGACGCTTGGGCAGCTTGACCCGCTTGAGAATCAGCGGATGCGCTCTCTCGGGATTGCGCTCGTAGCGATCGAAGATGCGCAGGTGTGCGAACGGCAACCCGAAGCGTCGCCGCACATGCGTGTGCCGCTCGATGAGATCGTGAACAAATTCGTCCATCTGCTTAGAAGGCGACTGGCAGACAAAAATAAAGTCGCGTCCGGTGTGGCGATGCTTCGCCAACTCTTTCACATACTCGGGAACCTTTGAGCCCGGCGAACGCTTCGGTAGCATTTCGTGCTCGTAGCATTCGTCAACGAGCACAACGGCACCTTCGGGCACTGCGCTGGGCCAGTCGCGAAACTGCTCCGGCGAGAGCGGCAGCATGCGTGCCTTACCGTAGTCGAAACCACGCACATTACACACGTAAACAAGTCGACCCTGATCGCGGAAATCGATTGCTTGATCGATCGCGTGCAGCGTTTTGCCGTGCCCAGGTTGGCCAGTCCATTGATAGATCACGTCGGCTAGCCCCCTGCCTGTCCGATCATGGAATCGACTTGGCTCGTTAGCATGAGCACGGTTTTCATGCCGATGCGAGCGACCAGCGCGCTGATGATTAAGGTCATGAAGACGTCGACACCGGCCGCATGCAGTAGTTGCTGCGCTTGCGGCCCGAGGCCGACCGCTTGATTCGCAAGCCAGCTTTTCACCGCAGGCAGGGTGTAGGTAAAGCTAACGAACGTTAGGCCCAGGCCAGCGATCACGCGTCCTGCAAGCGAGCCAGCAGCAAGCTTGAGCATCGTAACCAGGGTGCCAACCCACTTAACGATAATGTTATCCAAGGCGCCACCCCATCAGAATGCCGAGCGCGATAAACGCGCCAAGTAGTTTGAGAATCCAGCGCGTGACCGTGAGGATGTCGCAGAGCCACGGCATAGCATCGAGGTCATAGCTGCCGAAGGTTTGCGAATCGATGGTGCCGAGGCGCGGGCATTCGCTGCTGCCACTTAAAAAACCGGTCGAGTCGAGTCGACCTTCGATGCCTTGGCCAATTACGCGCGTGACGCCGGTAGGCTCAGCGCCAGCACCACCAGAACCGTCGCCAGTAACTTTGGTCCAATCCGGTTGCCCGTTTGTACCTGTGCCACCACCACTAGCACTGGCAAGCTTCTCCAACGCACATGCAGAACGCCACTGCGCCAACAGCTGCGCATACTCCAACGCATCGCACTTCTCACCAGTGCAAATCGGTATCGCATTACATGCGCCGCCGGTAACGGTGCGGTTCTTGCGCGTATTGCAGTCGATGCGCCACTGAATTCGCGCTGATCCACACAGGATCGCGTCGCCGCTGCACTTGGGAGGTTGCTCACACGAATCACCGCCGGTGAAACTGCCATCATCGCCTTCACCATCATCGGGCTTGCCGTCGCCGTCATCGTCTTTTTTGCAAGTGCCGTCCTTGCCCTTGGCTTGCCCTGCAGGGCAACCCTCATCAACGCAGGAACCGTCCGGTCCTTTGATCTTTCCGGCGGGGCAAGCGCCATCTGGTTCGCATTTACCCGCCACCTTGTGCTGACCCACCGGGCAATCGTCTTGGTTAGCACAAGTACCGTTCGGAAGACGCTTCTGACCAACGGCACACTCGGGTGGCGGCGGTTCCTTCGGCGGCGGGTCCTTATTCGGATCGCAGATGTTGCCTGTCGCCAAGCCGCGACCAGCGATCCACCAGCCCGCCCACTCGCCACTTTCCACGAGATATTTATCGTCGGGATTCGTGCCATATTCGAACTTACGTTCACATCCGCCGTCGCAAAACGCCGACAAATTCGGATGCAACGACATATTCGCCTCAACAACGCTTGGCGTAAGCGAGTGGCACGCCGTGTTGTAGTAGTGCGCGCCGTAGACGCCAGTAGGCCTCGGCGCGGGAATGAATTGTAAGAGGCCATCGCACGAATAGCCGGAACCAGAACCAGTTCCTTTACACATGTACGCTTTCGACGCGGGGACGTGCTCGCAGACAGCAGTGTATTTAACAGCGATCCCGGCGCGACTAGCTTGGCATTTCGCTGCGGCATCGCCTTCGGTGGTGCCATAGTAATTTTCCGCTAACGCTGGTGCGGCCACTAAGATGAGCAGCAAGGCAATAACTATCCTGACCATCGCTCAGGTGGCCCCGTAGGCGAGCCAAAAAGCGCCTAGAACGCCGATCAACACGTAATAACCGTCCATGCCCATCTCCAATGAAAAAGGGGCGTGTTACCGCCCCTATGCGTTATTTGCCTACTCGCCGTTTTCCAGGTGATCGCAGAGCGGGCAGGGCTGACCCTCTAGGTAGAGGCCTCCGCACTCCTCGCAATCGATAACCTCTTCGGTCTCATCGCCGCATACCGGGCAAAAAGGCGAATCGCGTTCCTCGTCGCAATCCAAGCAAGCGCGAGGCATGGCGAATTACTTCGCGCGCTTGATGTACGCGTACAGGATGAACAGCACGGTCACGCCGACCAGCAGGATCAGGATCGACTTGGTGTCGCCTTCCAGAGTGCCGAGCTTGGCGAGCGCGGCCGCGCCCAGACCGTCCTGGGCCGAGGCGGCACCCGAGGCGGCGAGCGCCGCGAAACCCGTGCCGATCTTGGCCACGTTGCGGTTCGCGAAGCTGGCGACATTGCCGGCGACGCGCTTGAAGCTGTTGCGGATGTTCTTGCGCATGACTTTTCTCCTTGATTACCCGTGGGGGCGTGAGTTGGTTTCTTGTTGCAAGGTGCGGATGATCATTCGGCCCATCAGACCCAGCGTCCAAAAGCCGACGATGCCTGCCGCGATCAACGCACCGTCTTCAGCCGACAACGTCGGGAAGAACTGCGGCGGAGTGCCCCAATACGGATTCGCACATTCCCCGGTTGTTTCGTTGATGTCCGTGGTCTTGCATGCGAGGTACAGGGCATCCGCCATGACTTAGGCCGCCTTAGGCGCGGCCGGCTTCGCGTCGACCAGCGGGCGAAGAGTCTTGCGACGGGCCAGTTCGATGCGGCCGAAGCTGCCGGGCACCAAATCCGCGATCGCGTCCCAGTAGAACTTTTCGCCGACCTTCAACGCCTGTTCGGGCGTGTCGAACTCGTGATCGAACTGCACGCGCATCTGCGCGGTTTCCAGCTGCGCCTGCTGGTAGTGGATCTGTTTGGCGAAGCCCTTGGCCGTCGTGGTGGTGCGAACTTCGGGGGTGCCGATGATGGTCACGATGGGTGCGTTCAAGTTGCTCATGTGGTCTGCCTCTTTGGCTGTCGGTTGGTTGGTTGGTACTGCGAATTTCAGGCGGAGGGGTAGGGTCAAGCTAAGGACCTTGGCCGCTCGGCCGTCCTCTCTTGGTGCCCTACCGCCGCGATGCTTGCATCAGTCCGCCGGTGCCCGATTCGTCGTGCGAGACCTCGGGCAGGTCTCTCTGCTGCGGTGCTGCTGCGTAGTCCGGTCGCGCGGGTTGCCACGCGCCGAAGTTCGGCGATAAATCGACTTGACCGTCTTTGACGACGTACTTGCTTACGTAGTCCGCGACTTGGTGCTGCGAGCGCGGTTGTTCGAGCTGGTTCCTGCCAAATTCCCGGTACCACCACTCGTGCCACGTGTAGCGCGAGATAAGGTGGTTGAGGTCAGCAGTGGGCGCTGATAGCAGCGCGTGGAAGTGCAGGCGGCCGTCCTTGTGGAACTCGCTCCCGCGTGCCCACTGGATGCCGCGATGCCATCGCGTGTTCCACTTCGGTCCGTAGACCTCGCGGTTGACGCAGCTGACGAAGTATCGAAACGCCTTATCGGCCGCTTCCGGATGCATAGAACCGTTCGCACTTGTCCTGTTGACCTCGACGACCTTTCCGGTGTGTCGGTCGGTGAAGTGCTTGACGGGTCGAAAAGTGAGAGTTGCGAACACGTGTGCGGGACGGGGCCTGAGAAGCTCAGACCATGCGTCTCGTAGACGCGTATCCGCGACACCGTATAGCTCCGGTTGCTCTTCCAGCTCTGCATGGCCTGACTCCACATCACGCCTGCGCGCTCATACGTTCCAGCAAGCGCTGTTCGTAATCGGGCGTGGCAATCGGCGAGCCCATCTGCAAGACCGCTAGGTCGCAACACTCCTGGCACTCGTAGGGGCCGGAGTCGCATTCGTGGTCGGGGCTCGGATAATCGGCCTGCGGGTACGGCGGCACGCGCATGGCGTCGACCTCGGCGTCGACCTGGGCCAGCAGGAACTCATCGATCGTCCCGACAAAACCGTCAAAGCGGTCATCAGGGCGCGAGATTGGTTGGTCGTTGGCATACAGCGGCGCCGCAGCGAACTGTTCGCGGAGGCTGGGCGATGGCGTTGCAGAGCGGTCTGCGTGGGCGTTGCCCACAAAGGGCAGGTCGTCGACGTAGTCGATGGGATCGGGCGCGAAGGCGCGGGCGCGCTTGGCGTAGTTGATGCGCTCAGCTCGCTTGAACATCGCGAGTAGCCGCCCCTCGCCGAAGGGCGGTAAGGTGCCGCCGTCGTGCGCCGTCACTATGGACAGGTACAAGGCCTCGCGTTCGGATTGCCGCGCGAACTGGCTCAACGCGGAGCCGAGTTGCGTAGCCAGAACGATGACGCCGACGGCGGTAAGCAGGCCGGACACCACCATGAGCGTGATCAGACTGGATTCGCTGTCCGATCGCACGGCGCGGTAGAGCGTCGGCAGTATCGCGATCGCGGCGATCGCCAGACCGGCGACCGCGTAAACCTGAATTCGATTCGAAGTGTCCATCCCCTACCCCCGTAGTGGCCGGGGACGGCGGCACCGGCTCCTAGGGGGAGGGGGTGCCGGGCCCCGCCCCCGGCGGTTGCCCTTGTCAAACGACGCTTGACGGTGGCAGTTGTAAAGTAGGGTTTGACTTTTCGTCAAGCGAGATTTGACATGACCGCCCTTCAACAGCTGCTCGAGCAGGCCATCGGGAAGTGCTCACCGAGCAATGGAACCGAGCTCGCGAAACGAGTCGGTGTGACTCGCGCGGCGGTCAGCATGTGGAAGCAGGGCGGGGTGATAACCGAGAAACATCTCGCTGCGCTGATCGACGTTGCCGGCGTAGATGCATCGGTTGGCGTCGAAGTGCTCGCCGAGCAAGCGACTACGAAACCAGAGCGCGCAATGTGGACATCATTGCTAACAAGACTCGCGACGGCAGCGATGCTCGCTGTCGTCGCGTTTGGTTCGATCCCTATCGCAAACGCGTCGATAG